GCACAAGTACCTACTTTTTATGAAAAAGTAATTGAAAAACTTCTATACCAATATAAAAAAAAATTTTCACAAAATCCAGATATACTAACTGCAGATGATGTAAAACTAAGAAAAAACATAAGAGAATTTTATAGTAATGGGTTAACTGATACAAAAAATGAGTTTAATGAAAATAATTATTCACATAATAAACCAACACTATTTGATGAAAATGATGTCGATGATAATTCATTGATAAATAATTTTAGTTATATATTCAAACATACAGCCACAACAACAAACCCAAACCCACAAAATCTACCAAATCCACCAAACCCAATAACAGATACAGTAGTATTTACAAAACCCAATAAAACATATCAAAAAGAATTAAACAGAATATTAGGAAATTATTTTCCTATATATGAGTCTATAAATTTTACTTCTCTAACTAACAAGATAGATAATCAAATGATAGTAAGACAAAATGTTTTCACTAATAATGATGGTACAGATGAAAGAGTTTCATTATATACCTTAAAAGAATTAAGTGAAATTGTTAAAATGTTGGATGTATTACTATCTCATTTCTCATATGGATATAAAGCATATATTAAACGCGATTTGGGGTGTTTTAGCTTTGATAGTGAAGTTGTTCATGATAATGATAATAATATTCCTAGCCCATTTTCAATACGTAGAATGCCTAAATTAAAATACAAGAAAAGTTATAAATTTTTTACAACTGACAAACTAGAGGACGAACAAGAAGAAACAACAAAAGCAGATTTAATAAATTTATATTCTATGAATTTTCCTTCATTTATAGAAACATATTTATTTAAACTAAGTGGAACATATAATATAGGTGTAAATGTAGGTGAAGGTGCAGGTGCAGGTGCAGCAGGTGCAGCAGGTGCAGCAGATGCAAAATATAATGAATATTATAGTGAAAATCAATTATTACTTACAAATCAACAGAAACAATTTACATATCATTCTAGTTTAAATTCTATAAATAAACAAGCATTTTTAGATGTAATAATGAAAACTAAAACTGATACTACAACTGATACTCCAAAAGAGAAAACAGCTGCTGATATTGATATTTTATTAAGAATGTTTCTCATACCAACGGACCATTTAAAAATAATAACTAATAATGCTATTAATATTGATAAAACTAGTGATAAGGATAAGGATAAAACGAAACCAAAATCTACTGATGAATATACTAATTATACCGATTATAATAAACTTTTGCAATTGTATTGTGATAATTTCTTGAAAAATGAATCTTTAGAAACCCTTGAAACACGTATTAATAAAATTATGACAGATATAAGCAATAGAGGTGAAAGTGATATTGGAAAAGATTTACTTGCTCAATTATTCTCATATGATAAAAATAAAATTCTAAAAAATTTAAAGGACCCATATTTTATTATGAGTTTATATGAATTCATATTTATTATGATTAAGATTAAATTTATTGAATATCAAGACCAAGAGAGAAATACTAAACGAAAAGATGATGAAACCAAATTTGATACTGTCGAAATATATTCAAAATTATATATACAATATATGAATGCAGCAAAAACACTAAGTCGAATTGTTAAACAATATAATGAAGTTGAAAAGGAAATTACCAAACTAAATAGTTCATCACTACGTAAAAAACCAAGTAAAAATGCTAAACAACAAATAGAAGAATTTGAAGTTGAAAAAAAAAGTTATATTGCAAAAATTAATGATATAGTTAATAATGTTTATGACCCTAGAAACAAAACAGTAAATGAGGATAAAACACAGTTTTATGAAAATGTAAAACCCGTTATGACTAATACTGAATCTTTTAGTTTATTAACTTTGCATCATTATGCTACATATATTGCTAGTATGCTAATTGAATATACATTGGGAGTATATGGGTTTTCATTAAATGAATTTTCATTTGATGACATTAATAACCAAGTACAATTTGATTTTACTGCCACACCAAAACAAAATTTATATGATGAACTAGAAAAAATTGCTAATCATGTTGATGTTAAAGATAGAGCTGAAGCTGAAGAATTACTACCAAGAATTAAAGAATTAATTGATGAATTATTTAAAATAAATGATACTACTGAGTATAAAGAATATTTAGAGAAAATAGAAAAAGAAAGAAAAGAAGAAGAAGAAAGAAAAAGACTTGCTGCTGAAAAACAAAAACTTGCTGCTGCTGAACAAAAAAAACTTGCTGCTTCTGCTGTTAAAGTTGCTCCTACTACTGTTAAAGTTGCTCCTGTTGCTGCTGCTAAAGTTGCTGATGATGATGCTGAAAAAAAATTAATAATTGCACAAATAATAACAAACCAAGGTGATATGAAGGTTGATACTTATCTTAATGAATCAGGAATAGGAATATTACCTATATTTAAAAAAATTTATAAAGAATTATTTGTTGATAATCCTTCTAAATTAACAGAAACAGAATATAGTGGTATAGATAAAGATAAAAATAAAGATAAAATATTAGAAAACTTAAAAAAATCATATAGAAAATTAATATTTCTAGAAAATAAAAAACTATGTGAAGTCACTACAAATAATCATTTATGTGAAGAAAAGATTACCGCATTATATACTTTTCCTACAGCAGCAGGAACAGCAACAACAGCAACAGTAGTAGCAACAGCAACACTAGCACCATCAGGACTATCATCCATACCAACTGTTGAAGTATCCGCACACCCAAAACCAATAATAATATTTGCAAAATATACGACAACGGATTTAATAGAAATATTATCGTCAAATAATGTTTTAGTTACGGCATTAAATTATGCAAATGCGGATACTGTAGGCGGTGGTGTAATAGATGGTGCTGGTGCACAAGAAGAAGAATTATGTAGAACAAGTCCAATGTTATATAATTCTTTGATGCAATATAGTAATGATAAAACAAACATTGGTAGTTATGACGCAACATATGGATGGGGAGCTGCAAATTGGGATAAAAAGATGTTATATACAAGAGACGTTGAATTTATTAGAAAAGATGGAACAATGGACCCTTTATATAGAAATAATGGTAGATATAATGAAAATTTTATTTTAGAAAAAAATCCAAATTCATGTAAAGCTTCAATAATATCTGCTGCTGCGAAAAATTCAAAAAAAACTAAATATACACCAGACGAATTAGTCGCATTAAAAATACAATTTAAAGCCATGATACAACATATAATTCTAGCTGAAACAGAGAATAAGATTGGCAATATAGAATATATGACAAATTCAAGTAAAAAACCAAATAAAATTCCTAATATTACAGTTATTTCTACAACTAGAACATACCTTGTTCCTGAAAAAGATGCCAAAACACAAAATTATAAAGTTTTAATATTAGGACCATGGGGTTGTGGTGCTTTTGCTCCAGAAGATTCATCACAAAAAACATTATATAGAAAAATGGTTGCAGAAAGTTTTAATGAAGTTATTACAAACACTGAAGAAATAACAAAAGCTGTTTATGATGCAATTTGTTTTTCATTTATGCCTGATGTTGCAGGACCAGCAGTAGCAGCAGTAGCAGCAGTAGTACCAGCACCAGCAACAACAGCACAAACACCAGCAATAGCACCAGTAGCAACAGCAGGAGCACCATCACTAGTAGCACCAGCAGCAGCAACAGCACCAGCAGCAACACCAACAACAGCAACAGGACCAAATCCCAAAACAGATGAAAATTATCAAATTTTTTTAGATGAATTTCATAAAAATCATGGTATTTTTGTATTTTCAGGAGATGATAAGAAAACAGATTTCCCAAATTTTTTTACATCTACACCTAAAAGATTAGATAACATAATCGAACTAAAAACAACTTATAAAAAAAACTATACAGAAATAAACACTACTACTACGTCTGGTGGTGGTAGAGAAATAGAATTTAACATTAAAAAACCAAAATACAGTAAAAAGAATAATAATAAAACTACTAATACTAATAATACTAATACTAATAAAAGAACAAAAACAATTAAAAGATAATAAAATAATAATATTAAATACACAAATACATACACTTATATAAAATATCATTTTATAATTTTATAATTTTATAAACATATATTTATGCCAAAATCTATTAATATGATTATGATTAATATGCCAAATATGATTCTAGAATTATTTTTTTGTATTCCATCGAAAGTTTCAATTAAATTATTAATTTTCATTTTTATAATTTACTATTACAATTTACTATTACAATTTACTATTACAATTTACTATTACAATTTACTATTACAATTTACTATTACAATTTACTATTACAATTTACTATTACAATTTACTATTACAATTTACTATTACAATTTACAATTACAATTTACTATTACAATTATATTACATTTTTTAATTATACTCTAGATGCGTATTTATAATATCGTAAAAATATATTAATTATATTAAATACAATATTGAATAGAATAGAATATTGAATATTAAATAGAATATTAAATACAAATAATTAAAAATGTATTATAATACAAATACAATATTAACAAGTATTTACAATTATAGATATAATAAAAATGAGTTTTGTTATAATATACCTCTAGACCTAAATATGAATATGAATATGAATATGGATCTAGATATAGATATTAATAAATTAACAAATATGGTTTATAGTTTATCAATTGGATTATTTTATGGTTTATTTACATATGCAACGTGTTCATTAATTAAAAAACATATGAGTAATGATAATGATAATTATGAAAATTATGATAATTATGAAAATTATGAAAATTATGAAAATAATGAATATATGTATATGTATAATAATAAAAACAACTATGTCAAAAATATTAAAAATATGATTAATATGCCAAATGATGAAATAGAAACTAATCTAGAAACTAAAATACAAGAATTAGATTCACAAATGGAATCAATGGAATCAAAGGAATCAATGGAATCAATGGAATCAATAGATTCATTAGAAATTGAAGACCCAGAACCAATTAATTTATCAAAATTAATGTTAATTAATAAACAAAAGCAAATATTTGATACTATGTTATCTAGACATTCACTTGATAAATATTTTATTTTATATTATATTTTCAAAAGAAAAGGAGATTTTGAAGTATCTGGTAAAACATATAATAGTTATAAAGAATATAAAATGTGTGAGTCTGTATATAATGAAAAAGGATTGCAAATTAATTTTGATGAGTGTCTAGAACCTAATACTACAATTGAAATTAATATAAATGATAATAAGACAAATGATACTACAGCAAAAACATATGAATTAAATGATGCCCATTTGCATTTTATTTCATGGCTTTATTATAGTGGTTTATTTGATTATTTAATTAATAATAATAATAATAATAATAATAATAATAATAATAAGCATAAAAATTACAAAGTTAAATATGATATTTTAAATGAAATGAATAATGAAAAATTACTAACTGGAAATGTTTTCCTTAAATATCAATTATTTTTAATTGATTATGAAGAATTGCAAAATAAACAATCAAATGAAATATTTAATAATTTTTTGTATGATATTGAAGATGAGAACGAGGAGGAGAATAATGAAGATGAGAATCATGAAGAAAATAATGAAAATGAGGATGATGAAGAAAATAATGAAAATGAGGAGGATGATATTGAGAATAATGAAGATGAGAATGAGAAAGAGGATAAATACAATTATAATCATCTAAATGATATTGATAAACAATATCTAGAACAATACATGAAAGAATTTAGAGATTTATGTGAACGTATTGTAATTTAGAATAAACAATAGAATTAACAATAGAATAAACAATAGAATAAACAATAGAATAAACATAAATTTATAATAGACATGCTTTTTTAATTGCACTAACAACTGTTTTATTATTACTATAATCGGTTCCATTAACTATTGCATTAGCGTTTTTTCCTTTTACATCTTTATCATATTGCAAAACTTTATCTAAATTTTCACTATCACATAATCCAAAACCTCTTATTTCATTTTGATATAATTTTGCACATTCATTAACATATTTAGATTCTGTATTAGGCAAACTTGATAAATATGAATCAACAGTAGAATATGCAGCAGTAAATGGTGTTAGTAATTTACCACCTTTATTACCTCCAACAGCATATCCATATTGTCCATCACTATTAAATATTTGAAACATATAGTTGTCTTGTTCAACATCTAATTGTTTATCAAATGATACAGCTGGGCAATTTTTATTTGCTGTTTTTGTTGGTTCAGGGTCTAGACTATAACCATTAGACTCAAATTCTTCAAATGTTCTTTCTACTAAATTAATACCATGAAGATTTAAAAATCTTTTAATATCCTTATAACTTCTATCTCCCATGTATATTTTTTTTTCATTGTTTACAATTATAATTAAAGTGGGAACAGTTGTAATATGATTTTCATTTGCAGTTTTAGTATCAGTATCACACTCTATTTCCTCATACATTATACTACTTGGTAAATTATTAATAATTTGATACCATATTGGTAAAAACTCAGCACAATAAGGGCATTTATTCTTATAGAATAACATTAATTTTGATATATTGCCTTTATTTAAATAAGAAACTACAGTATCATTATTATTATTGTTATTATGACTATCAGTAGTAAAACCACTGCTGCTGCTACCACTGCCACTGCTGCTGCCACTGCCACTGCCACTGCCATTCATAGATGTAAAACCTTCAATATATCCTTGTTCAATAGCTGAATTTATTTTTTGTGATGTAGTAGTATACATATCCTGGAGCATTTTTTTATATACAGAATCATTTTCAAGATTATGAATTACAGAATCATTTTCAAGATTATGAATTACAGAATCATTTTCAAGATTATGAATTGTATTTAAATCATTATATTTATTATTATTGGGTTTTTTATTATTTAGTTTATTATTCATGTGTGCATTTTCTAAATATAATTTTAATAATAATATAATAACTAATATTAATAATATAAAAAATAAATTTATCATTTTATTATGTAAATATAGTTAGAGTCTAGATACAGTCTAGTTAAAATCTAGTTTGAATATAATTAAAGTAATACTACTAGTATATATATTTATATATATTTATGGTATATAAATATTTTAGTTTGCTGGTTTATTATATATGAATAAAATATTTTTATTATCTAGTTCGTAATATAAACTTATAAATGTCATTATCTAGAAATGTAAAACAATCTGTAAATGATACTCAAACTGAAACTGAAAGTAATCATAAAAATTTTGTAAATTTTATTAATCATTTATTAACATTTAATAAACAAATGGATTTAATTAAAAAACAATCACAACAATCACAACAATCACAACAATCACAACAATCACAACAA